ATCACATCACCCGTGCTGAAGTCCGAGAAGATATGAGGCAACTAATCGACAGATTGGAGAAGTTGGATCAGAAGATCGACCAACTTATAAAGACAAATGCCAAGTAAATCCGGCAAACAACATCGTTTGATGGCCTTGGTCGCTAACGATCCGAAAGCTGCCAAGCGATTGGGTATCCCACAAAAAGTGGGAAAAGAGTACGTCAAGGCCGACAAAGGCCGCAAATTTAGGAGTAAATCCAAGTGAAAGAGTCCAAGGCAATGATGAAGAAAGAAGTGGCCTTCATGAAAAAGAAGGGCGCTCCGAAGTCCATGATCCGTCACGAGATGAAAGAGGCGGGCATGAAGAAAGGCGCTAAGGGGATGATGGGTGGCGGCATGGCCTATTCCAAGGGCGGTTCAGCTTCCAGTCGCGCTGACGGTGTTGCTGTAAAGGGCAAGACCAAGGGCAAGATGGTCAAGATGATGCGCGGCGGTATGTGCTAATGGCTAAGTCATTTCCCGATTTGACCGGTGACGGTCAGGTGACTCGCGCCGATGTGCTGAAAGGCCGTGGCGTGTTTCGTCACGGTGGTCGGGTAAAGAAGATGGCTGCGGGTGGGGCGGTGGATAGACCTCCTCCGCCGGTCAAGCCTTTTACGAAAGGCCCGCAGGGGCCGCGTCGTTATCCCGGTCAGAACGAAGCTGCACGAAAGCGCCGTGAGATGGAACAGGCTTTAAAAGACAAGGAAATGTCTGAAAAGATGAACGAAGCGTATAAACGCTTTGAACGTAGTTCAGAGTCTGACTCGCCGGGATATAAGCGTGGCGGCTCCGTAAAATCTTCTGCTTCCAAGCGTGCTGACGGCATTGCCAAGAAAGGCAAAACTAAAGGAAGGTTCGTGTAATGGCTAGTAAAAAGCTGAGCGAAATGACGGACGAAGAACGCTACGGCAAGGTCGGTGCAGAGATTCGCCGCCTTGATCCAGAGGCATACAAAAACCGTCCAAAGTCAATGGAAGGTAATTTAAAGCTCTTGAAGGAACTGCGAGCAAAATCTAAGGGCGAAGGTCCTTCTCGTTCAAAACCCACGGTTGATTTTGCGGCAGAAATGCGGCGTCCAAGACCTACAACAAATTTTGCAACTGAAGGACGAGTAGAGCCAAGCGTTGGTGAACCCTCTAAGGCTATGCGTGATGAAGCTCGCGCTGATGCCATAGGGAAAGAAGGAGTTATCGCTGAACGCGCTACGGCAGCAATGAAGCGCAACCGGGGCAACCTCCCGAGTGACCGTGCGACGGGTTTCCGTAGCCAAGCTGAAGAGACAGGCATGACTGCGGATGAACGTGCTGCGAAGGCTCGGGACTATGCCAAGAACGTAGCGATGACTGCAGGTGTCGGCAGAGTAGGTGCTGCAGCAGGTGCGCCCTATGCGCGTACTGTAGAAGGGTTCCGTAGGGCGGGAGACAAAGCCTCAGAGTCAGCCGGACGTAGCTTGGTACGTAAGAACATCCCGTCATTTTCTGAGCGTTACCGGGCTCGTGAAGCTTCGGAGAAAGCGCGGGAGAACTCACCACGTCGGCTTCGTGAGCGGGCTGAACGGATGCTGGACGAGAAACTTGCTGCAGATATGGCAGGCGGCTTCAATAAAGGCGGTCGCGTTAAGAAGTACGCGGGCGGTGGCTCGGTCTCTTCTCGTGCGGATGGGATCGCCAAGCGTGGTAAAACCCGGTGCCGGATCATCTGACATGATGCCTTCTCGCGGCATGGGTGCGATTGCTAAAAACAAAGTCCCCCGTGCTGTACGCCGTGGGGACAGCGAACCTGTTATTGGCACGGGCAGGCCGATTAAAACCTTCAAGGAAGGTGGCAAGTCCAAGGTCAATGAGGCCGGTAACTACACCAAGCCCGGTATGCGGAAGAGCCTGTTTGAGTCCATCAAGTCTCGGGCCGTGCAGGGCACTGGCGCAGGAAAATGGAGCGCGAGGAAGGCACAGCTTCTTGCCAAGCAATACAAAGCCAAAGGCGGAGGCTATCGCGGATGAAGGCTCCCCAGCAGTCCTTGAAGGCTTGGACTCAGCAGAAATGGAGGACGAAGAGTGGTAAACGATCTTCTGACACGGGTGAAAGGTATTTACCAGAAGCTGCGATCAAAAGTCTCAGCCCTGCTGAGTACGCCCGTACCACCGCAGCCAAAAGACGAGGCAAAGCCCAAGGCAAGCAGTTCGTCCCGCAGCCCAAAGGCATCAAAGAAAAAGTAAGGCCGCACCGCAAGCGGGGAATGTAATGGTAGACAAAACCACAGCAACGACGGACTTCAACCTTGATCTCAACACGATCATTGAAGAGGCTTTTGAGCGTTGTGGTGCGGAGTTGCGGACGGGTTACGACTTCCGGACGGCAAAGCGCAGCCTTGGTCTATTGCTCATGGACTGGGCGAACCGTGGTATTAACCTCTGGACGCTGGAGACCGGTACCCAGACTTTGACTTACAACCAAGGCACTTATGACCTTCCGGTTGATACGGTTGATTTGCTGGACCACGTGATTCGGACTGGGTCTGGCACGAATCAGCAAGACATCAACATCTCGCGCATTTCGTCTAGCACCTACTTGTCTATCCCAAACAAGAACGCGACGGGTCGTCCGATTCAGATCTGGATTAATCGACGTACAGGCGCGACGGGCGCAGATAACGTGATTGTCTATCCGCAGTACACGGTATGGCCGAAGCCGGATAACACGACGACTTGGACGTTGGTCTACACCAGACTTGTGCGGATGTTCGACCCCGGCACGGGCGTGAATGGTCAGGACATTCCGTTCCGCTTCCTGCCCTGCATGGTGGCGGGGCTGGCTTATATGCTCTCCATGAAGATTCCCGGCGCGGATGTTCGAATGCCAATGCTCAAGGCCCAGTACGACGAGGCTTGGGATCTAGCCGCTGGCGAAGACCGCGAGAAGGCGGCGGTGCGGTTTGTACCCCGTGAGAGCTTCTTGGGTGGCTACTAATGCCGAACAGGTTTGCAAGTGGCAAGCACGCGATTGCGATGTGCGACCGGTGTGGCTTTCAGTACAAGCTTCGCCAGTTGAAGTCTTTGGTGATCAAGACCAAGAACGTGAATATCTTGGTCTGTCCGGAGTGTTGGGAGCCAGATCAACCGCAGTTGTCGCTTGGGCTTTACCCCGTCGATGACCCGCAGGCGTTGCGGAACCCGAGGCCGGACACGAGCTATTTTGAGATTGGTAACGACGGCGCGACGGGCAGTCGGCAGATTTACTGGGGATGGAACCCGGTTGGTGGATCGAGTTCATTTGATGCAGAATTGACGCCTAACCCACTCGCCCCGGCGGGCGAAGTAGGCACTGTAACGGTCGTAACGACCTAGGAGATTGAGATGACTAGTCACATGAAAAACGGCAAAGCGATGGAAGCTTTGAAGCGTCATGCTAAGAAGCCCGCAAGCGAAGCCCACGGTATGCGTGCTGGCGGTAAGACCAACAGCGAGATGAAGAAGTACGGGCGGAACATGGCGAAGGTGATGAACCAGCGCAGCCCCGTTCGTAAGTCTTCTGGCCCGAGGTAAGTGCCATGAAAGATATGGGCAAGATCAAGCCAAACACCGAATCGACGGGTCGCAATGGCTACCCCGAGAAGGATGTGAACCGGGGCGTCACCCACATGAAGATGAAGGGTGCGGGTGCTGCGACCAAGGGCACGAAGTTCGTGTCGCAGATCAATCTTGAGATGAACGGTAAGTTTCGGAGTGGTTGGACGCCGTGAACTACGCGCAGCTTTCGCAACTGCTTCAGGATTATTGTCAGTCCACGGAGACTTCCTTCGTGGCTAATATCCCGACATTTGTGGAAGTTGCCGAGCAGCGGATCTATAACACGGTTCAGATTCCAGCCCTGCGTAAAAACGTCACGGGTAGCATGTCCAACGGTAACCAGTACATGTCGTTGCCGTCCGATTGGCTCTCGACGTTTTCAATGGCGGTAATTGACGGTACAACGGGCGAGTACGAGTACTTGCTGAACAAGGATGTGAATTTCATCCGTGCTTCGTATCCGTTTCCGGCTACATCGGGCAAACCCAAGTACTACGCCATTTTCGATAATAACTCGATGCTGCTTGGCCCGACCCCGAATGCCAACTACACCTCAGAACTGCATTATTTCTATTATCCGGCGTCGATTGTCACCGCAGGGTCGTCGTGGTTAGGCGATAATTTTGATTCGGTTTTGCTCTACGGGTCGCTGCGTGAAGCGTACACTTACCTGAAGGGCGAGCAGGACATGATGCAGTACTACGATCAGAAGTATCAGGAAAGCCTTGGATTGCTTAAACGGCTGGGTGATGGACTTGACCGGCAGGATGCGTATCGTTCTGGTCAGGTTAGGATTCCGGTCACATGATGTCGGGTAGTGTTGAACTAGGTCAGGTGTTTGTACAGACCACGAGCAATCGTGGTTTTACGCCTGAAGAGATTGCCGAGCGGGCGGTGAATCGTCTGGTTCGTGCAGAAGATGTGGACGGTTTAAAGAAGATTTTAATTAAGTACCTGCAAGAAGCGCAGGACTCGGCGCTGATGGATGCACGGCGCGTATTGATGGAAAACGGTTTCAGTGATGCTGCAAAGCATTTAGGAGATTGAGATGGCCATAACCCAAGCGATGGCGACCAGCTTTAAGGTCGAGATTCTGGACGGTATCCACAACTTCGGCACGGGCGTCATTCGCGCTTCTGCGGCTGCGGATAAGTTCAAGCTGGCTCTGTACACTTCTTCGGCTACGTTGAGTGCAGCGACCACGGCGTACACGACGACGCTCTCGGATGAAGTGTCGAGTTCAGGTACGAACTACCCGCAGGGCGGCTTGACGCTGACGATCTCGCAGGTGCCGACTTCGACGGGCACGACGGCATGGTTGGATTTTGATGACCTGACTTTCCCGAGTGCTACGCTGACGGCTAACGGCGCACTGATTTACAACGAGACGCAGGATAACAAAGCCGTTGCGGTACTGGCGTTTGGTGCGGATAAAACTTCTACCGCAGGCAATTTCACGATCCAGTTCCCGGCAGCGGCGTCTACGACTGCGATTCTTCGCATTGCTTAATTGAGATTCCGCTGTGTCGGATGTCGTTGTCGCCTTTGATGGTTGGAACGCATCCGGCGTTGGTTGGGGTGAGCAAGGCTGGGGCGTTGGACATTCCAACGTTACCGGAACCGGTGAGACCGGCACAGTCGTTATCGATGCGGCTGCAGTTGTCCTTATTACGGGGCTTCAAGCTACAGGCCAGATAGGTGATGTTGTTATCGTCGCAGAAGCGACGGTTCTGGTCACGGGCGTTGAAGGCACCGGACAGGTTGGCGATGTCGTTGTTATTGCTCTAGCCAATGTTCTGGTCACGGGCGTTGAAGGTACCGGACAGGTAGGCGACGTTGAGGTTGAAGCCAACGCGGTCGTCATTGAAGACGGCGTTGAGGGTACGGGTGAGCTAGGTACGGTCATTATCGCTGCTGGTGCAGTGGTGCCGGTCACAGGGCTTGCAGGTACCGGACAGGTCGGGGATGTTGTCATTGGGGCTAACGCGACGGTTATCGTCACGGGCCTGTCGGCAACAAGTGAATTGGGGAGTGTGGTAGTCGCAGCAGGTGCTGTGGCTTTTGTTACCGGAGTACAGGCGACAGGACAGGTTGGAACGGTGCTGGTTTGGGGTAATATCGTGCCAGTACCCACCGGGCCTTGGACGCCGGTTAATGATTCGCAAACTCCGAGTTGGGTAGATATTAATACGCCGCAAAGTCCGAACTGGACACCGATTGCAGCGTGAGGTAACTGAAAATGCCGAGTACATACAGCACTAATCTTGCCCTCGAACTCATCGGTACTGGCGATCAAGCCGGTACGTGGGGCAACACGACTAATACGAACCTTGGAACCCTGATCGAACAGGCGATCTCAGGCTACGTCACCCAAGCCGTTGCCACGGGTACGGACACGACCATCACCATCCCGAACGGTGCTACGGGTGTCGCCCGTAACATGTACATCGAACTGACGGGTACCGGTGGTACGAACACCAACCTGATTGTTCCTGCCAACAAGAAGCTCTACTTCATCTTTAATAACAGCACGGGCGCTGTGACGGTGAAGGTCTCGGGCCAGACCGGTGTCTCGGTCCCCACTGGCAAGAAGGTCGTGTTGACCTCCAACGGCACGGATGTCGTCAACGGCCTCAACTACATTGCGGATTTTGGTTCTAACTCCGCGACCATCACTACTCTGTCAGCAACCTCTGCAACGATCACGAACCTCACGCTGACGAGCCTTGTCATCAGCAATCTCAGCATTGCCTCGGCGAACATCACGACGCTCACTTCGTCTTCTGCGACCATCAGCACCACACTTGCCCTCTCCGGCGGCACCGCCAACGGCGTGCTGTATCTGAATGCGTCGAAAGTGGCGACGAGCGGGAGTGCGCTGACGTTTGATGGGACGAATTTAAGCAATACCCGATCCGTTGCGACGGCTTACTCAGGGACTAATTCTGCGACATGGGGCAATGGCGTAGTCTTAGTCAATGCGGCAACTCCTGCCACGGGCGTTGCAAGTTTAATCAATTTTCAAGGAACATCAAACGTTAATAACGTTTTTGGTGTTGCACAAAATGCCAGCGGGAACGGCGATTTTGTTTGGGCTTCGTTTACAGGATCGTTTGCAGAAATTGCAAGATTGACCGCCTCCGGCAACCTCGGCATCGGCACGGCGAGTCCGGCTGCAAAGTTGGACATCGGCTCTGGCAACCTCACCTTCTCGTCCACCGGCCAGCGCATCACGGGCGATATGTCCAATGCAACGGCTGCTAATCGGTTGTTGTTTCAGACGAGTACGGCAAATGGAACAACAAACATAGGCGCTATTCCAAATGGAACCGGCACGACTGCCCAACTTTTTTTGGCTAATTCATCTGACCCAGCAAATGCTTCACGCGCTAGATTTAATGTCGGGCCTTCGGAAGCCCAGATTATTAGTGATTTAGTCGGCACCGGCACCTATTTGCCGATGACTTTTGCTACCGGCGGCAGCGAGCGTATGAGGATTGATACGTCGGGGAATCTGGGGATTGGTACTGCGTCGCCGGGTAACAAACTGGATGTTGTGAATAGTGGTTCGCAAATTCGTCTCCGTACTGGCAGCGCCGCAACTGAATATTACGACCTTGGTCGTGACGGATCAGATGGTTTATTTGCCATTAACGGCGCACAAGCAGCCCCATTTGTCGGTTACAAGTGGCTTATTGGCGGCACCGAGCGCATGCGTATTGACTCCTCCGGCAACGTCGGCATTGGTACTGCGTCGCCGGGGACAAAACTGGATGTTGTTGTAT